GTGCCATTGCGTTGTAGCTCGCAGCAGCCTGAATCGTCATTGAAGTCATGGCCGACTGACCTACAGCCATTCCCGCCCCCGCCGTTTTCATTACGACTTCAAACTCAACGCGAACAGGGATCGCACCCAGGTTGTGCGTGATGGTCTGTACGGCGCCGGCTGTCCAGGAAACCGTGGTTTCGTAGTAATTGGCAAGGCTCTTTTCGGCCACAAACACCGGGTTGCCGATGGCGTTCCTGATGTTTTCGAACATCAAGAAATGCCCAAGGTCATTTGGGTGAAGGCCGTCAGCCAAATAATTAACACCTGCCGCCTGCAGTCTTTTGGTAAGTGCAAACTGATCAATAAAGTCCACACCACGGCTTATTGCCAAACTCGAAAGCACCGTTCTAACTTGGCCCATGCTGTAGTAATAGGTAGGCAGACTGTTATCCACTACCTCATTGGCGCACATCATGATGGGCGATACCCCTGCCGCAATCACGTAGTCAAGTATCAACCCCATGTTCTTGCTGAGTGTCGCTGGGGAAGTTGGAGCCCCAATAGCCGGGGGCATGCCGCGATCATTGGTGCCAATCTGAATCTTGCAGAACGAATCATCGGCGCGTAGCGCGCTTGACAGCAGCACATTCAAATAACGATCAGACGCGACACCAATAATCCCTTGGTTGGTCACTCTTACTTTTCGGTTGAGGCGGATCGATTCAACTTGAAGTACATCGCGAGCAACGTTACCGCCTACCGCCTCTACGCGTATCACCGCGCCCTTTTTAAATGTGAAGTCGTGAGTTCTGCTATTGCGATAGCTGACAGGAATTCCCAGATCGGTGGAACTGGTTTTGTATTGCCCTTGCAGAACACCATCGACATATACCTTGTAATCCGCCCCATTGGGCACTGCGGCAAAACGCAGATCAAAGCTTTTTCCTGTCATGGTCCAAGTGAACGAGTGGGGGCCGCTACCCGACGAACTCATGTTCACAAACCAAAAAACCCCCAGGGTTGATGCCGCATCAACAAGCTGGGAGAACGAGCCGACCTTAACAAACGGTGCAAACCCTGGAAACATATCCACAGCTTTGGTGTAGGTGAACTGTGCCACGCCGTTTGGCGTGCCAGGCCAAATTCCTTCTTCAACCGTTGTCGAATCGTAATATTCGGCGCCCAACCACTTGTGCAAAAGATTCACCCAGGTCGCCGACGAACCGTTGTTCCTGGAATCTGTCAGAGAGCCGCCTCGCGGCTCAATCGGCGCGATGCCGGATGCCGTCATCCCCCAAGTGATGCTGTCACCGATGATGCAGATTCCAAGGTATTGCATGAACGGATCAGTCAAAGCCAGGCGCAGTTTGTTTAACTGGCCGCCATTAATTGCCGCAAAGTGCTGCCCCGGATAGATCCCCGTTTTGGATATCTGCCCAGCCTGTGCTTGTAGTTGAGCATCAATGGCAACAATCTCAGCACCAACTGTCGTATCCCCATGCCCAATAAAATACGAGCCGTCAGCCCCGGACATGCCTTGAACGGTGCGCACGTTGCTAGATGGAGTGATGTAAGCCATATTCGCCGCATTATTGATTGGACCCTGGCCCGTCGCCAGAACCAACGCTATCTGGTCCTTAACGTCCTTCCAGTTCGCTGCCGCCGTGTCAACGCCATTGGCAGATCCGAGGTTGGCGATACCATTACCTTTGGCCCTGTACAGTCCGGCACCATCGACGTCAAAAGCACCGAGCGTAAGCGCCCTGGTGCTGTACCGAACGAGCTGCTTAAGTGCTTGCCATATCTTGTCGAAGTCTCGGTTTACAGTACTAGCAAGAAAATCGCCGTTCTCTTGGTAGTCGTTCAGTCGTTCAAACGGTACGTTGAGCGTAAGCAGGATTGAGCTTTGGTCCGCAGGCGCCGTGACGAATGTGATAGTGCTGCTCGGATTGCCTGCGCCCGTTATCGCGTATCCGGAAACAACCTCAACGCCATCAATGATTACATCCAGGTCAGTTGCAGCTATGAGCAAGAAGGGTATGGAGAAAATCTTGGTTACCCCGTTGCCGGTGTAACGTTTTTCGGTTGGTCCTGCTGGAACTGCCATGGTCTGCCCCCTGGGTGGTGGCGGGCTTAATAGTCCACTTGAACCTCATGAACGCCCGCATCTGGACGCCAATTGTCACGACGGGTCTCTGTCGGTTTCCCGACTATTCGGCCAATGCGTACGGGGGTTTGAGCGATGCCGCCGGCCCCGGAATCGATGTAGTCGTCTTCCTGGTTGGTGAGCGCTGGATTGAAGTCGCGCATCTGGTCCCAGATCACCTTCAACACTTCGACGTGCGCCCATAGGAACCGTGCTGATAGCGGCGATTCGAAGGCGTCTAGGATGCGTTTCTGCTTGTTGGTGGTGGAGTGTTCCTCCCCTACCCCGCAGCCGGTGCCCTTGAGCGCCTGCTTGAGGATGGTGGGAGCAAACCCGCCTGGGCCGTTGGTCTCGATGATCACGCGCGGGATCTGATGCTTGATCACCAGTTCGCGGATCTGGTGCACCTGGCCGCCAATGATCCGGTCCTTGCCGTCGAACTCCGCGATCTCCCCGGTCAGGCCCACGGCCAAATGCCAATAGAGCTGGCCGCGCGCATCGGTGAGGATCAGCGAGAAGGCCGAGGCATCGGACTTGATCTTGCCCAGGGAACAGTCCCAATAAGCCACGGCACCGACGATCTGCGTCGAGCCCAGGAACATGGCGGCGGAATCGTTGGCATAGCGCATAACCGGCTGCGCGTCGTACGGGATGATGCGGGCCGGGTCCAAGCGAACCTCCGTGACGGGCTTCGAATGCAGCTGATACTGGGAGTCCCATTCGTTGATGGTCCGGGTCTCGCGGCGCCGCGTCTCCAGGGTCGCCATGTCGAAACGCTCAGGCCAGGCGCTGCCGGCGTAGCAGTCGACGAGCGTTCCGGGCGGGGTGAAGAAGGCGATACCGGTCTTGGTCAGTTGGTAATCCCGCCCAGCCAACAGCACGCGCGCATGCTTACCAATGCCCGAGAACACAACGTCCGGCACAAACGGAACGTCGTACGCGCACTGTTTAGCGTCCTCAATCCGATGCTCCTGGGCGAACATGCGGATGGTCAGGCAGTCGGCACCCATGCTTTCGAGTTCGTCATAGAGGCTGTCGTGGGTGTGCGGCGTGCCGATGTAAAGCTTGCTGCCGCCAGGAACCAGAATGTGTGTCTGCTCGCCCAGGCGGTAGCGCAGCTTCTCTCGGGCCTCGGGCGTCTGGATATTGCGCGGCACCTCGACATCATCGTTCTGGCACTCGTCTGCACGGGCCGAGGTAACGTTGGACAAAATCCCCTTGGCGAACATGCTGGCGTTTCGAAAGTCCGTGGCGCCCTCTACCCACCATTGCTCTACCGTGCCCTGGTTGGGTGGTAGCAGGTGGCGGGTTAATGGATGGTTGCGTATGACGTTCTGCGTATCGCGGCTGGTCTTGTACGCGGTCGGGTCGGATTCTGATTGGTGCAATATCCGGTCGGTCGGGTTCTTGTAGTAGCGCCAGGCGTTGTAGATCGCCAACAACGTCGACTTGCCGAAGCCACGGAAGCAACGCAAAACGGCCAGAGACCCTTTGGTCTCCAGCCACATAAGCGCCTGCACATGGATGTACGGCACATCCCATCGCATGCGCCGCGCCCACAGCATGAAGAAAATCAGTAGGCTGACTTTCTTCTCTGGTTCAGTGGACATTCCCGGCTCGCTGCATCCGGTCGATGATGGCCTGGGCCTCACGTTCGGCGGCAGCTAATTCGCCATCCAGTTCCTTGGCGGCGCCATCATCCTCACCCGGCTTTTGCTTGTTCAGGACGCCGCTGATGTTCACGACCTTGAGCAGCAGCGTCATGGTGGCGGCTGCGTTTTTCTTGCTCCAGTACCTATCACCCCGCTCCTGCTGGGTTAGGTCTGCTGGGTCTTTCTCGGCACCGGGCCAGTTCGCCGGGTCAACCTCATGGATGACAACCTCGCCGAGGCTTTCACTCAGGGCTTGCAACCGCGTGATTTGATCGTCGCGCATCACTTATCTCCTACTGCGGCGCCCAGGTTCGGCGCGCGATCTGGTGTCGAATCGCCCGGTTCCCACCAGTACGATTGCTTGAATTCCTTCTGGGCGCGCTGTTTCATCCGCCGCAGGTAGCCGGGCGAGAAGTACTCCTGCAATTGGTTGAAGATCAGGTGATCGGTGGCGGCCTTGGTGTACCAGAGGTTCGCGCCAGGCAAGTGGCTCTTGAGCAGGCGCACCAGCTTGCCGCCGGTTTGGTTGACTTCGCCGTCGGCGGCGTTGTCCTTCAACTTGAAGATCGATTCCAGATCGCCCGCGATAGGGCCGCCGAGCGCGGCCAGTGGCGAGCTACCGCCCTGCGAGGTATCGGAGAACAGGAAGTCGCCGTACAGCCCCATGGCGCCGCCCTTGAGGAATGAGGCCAGGCCGAAGCGCAGGCCCGGTACGCCCCACTTCTTGTCATCGGTGATGTCCTTCGGATCGCGGCCGGCGGCCACCTCGCCCAACTGGATGGCCATTCCGCCCAGCACGGTGGTGGAAGCCACCAGCGCAGCCAGATAGCCAGCCTTGCCCCATCCTTCCTGGGCCATGCCGCGCGCGCCGTGGCGCATGATCATGCCGATGGAAAAGCTCTTGAACAGCCAGAACGAGCGCAACAGTTCGCCCTTCATGGTCCCGCGCTCGACGCCGCCGTGCATCATTGCCTTCTCGCGGGCGCCGGGTTCGATGATCGCCATGTTGGTTTCATCCAGCACGGCGCCCAGCAGCTTGGTGGCGGCCTGATCCTTGAGGCGCTGCGGGGTTGTGTTGAGTTGCTGCGCCATGGGAGCCAGGTCGGCGTCAGGGATGCGGTAGATGCTGTTTGCCGTCAGCACGGTATCGCCCACGCCGCGCCAGTCCTCGGGCTCAGCCATGCGCCAGACAGACCAGTCCGCGTCGGTGACGCCCTGCCCGGACAAACGCTTGGCGTCGGCCGGATCCATGGCAGCCAAGGAATCATGCCGGCGGGTCATGTCGCCCAGGGTGTCGAGCATGGTGGCGCCGAACGCGCGCTGAGATGCTGCAGTAAAGGCGTTAAGGCCAGATATCTGCATGATTTTGCTTGCAGCTGTCTGTGAGAATTTTGATATGCGCCCCGCTATTTGCTCATTAGTACCAAGCCCATCAGCGCCAAATCTGTTCAGGCTGCCGATAAGCTGGTTTAGCCCTAGGCCGCCGCGCTGGGCCAAACGTCTATCCCCAGCATTTACCGGGTTCAACATGCGCAGCTCATTGGCAAACACCTTCATAACTGGCATATGGTTGATGACTGTAGTGAGTCCTAGCGTTCCCATGTCAGTGATAGCCGTAAGGACGGCAGAACCAAGGCGACTTGCGACGTTCAGCGCCCGGTAGGTGTCGAACCCATTGGCCAGAGCGGCAGATACCGGCGGCTCGCGGGTGCCGGCCACCTCTTCGAACAAGTGTTCAATCTTCTTGCGCTGCTTGGCGGTCTTGGCAAGGTTGTTCGGCTTGGCCATGTCCATGGCTTTCTGTCCGGTGTCCAGGAAGTAGCGCATCTGGTTGCTTGGGTTGGGGCCCAGGGTTTCCACCAGGGCGATGTCCCGCGCGGCACGGTCGATATGGCCGATCAGCAATTCCAGCAGGTTGCGGTCGCCGTACGCCTTCTGTGCCGCGATGAAGCTTTCCGCGTCCTTGTAGTGGATCTGGCGCGACTCGCTGCCACGGTTGGCGCGCATCCCGTTGCCGGCGGCCTGCCCCGGCTCCATCTTGTTGGCGCCACCGGTAGCCAAGGTGGTCCAAGCGTTCTGGAGGAAGTCTGTCAGCTCCGCATCATTCATTGGCGTACCGTCTTCCTTGAGGTACTTGGACCGGTTCGCCCACTGCACATGATCGGCGACCCACTTGGCCTGATCCTTGGCGACCTTGACCTGGGAGTGGTCGCGCGGCATTGACCAGTCATCAAGGAAGCCAACGTCGCCGCCGGCCCGATTGAAGCGCTGGCGCAGTTGCTCGGCGGTGTCCTTGAACTGTTTGGCGGCGGTCTTGGCCACGGCGCTGCCGGAGTCCTCACCGTGCAGCTCGCGCACCAGGGCCAGGTTCCCCGCCTCGTTCTGGAACAGGCCGAGGAATTTGCCCTTGGTCTGGTCGATCACGTCGAGCATGCGGCTCAGCGAGTCATCGCGGATAGCTCGGGTGGCGGTCTCAATGGACATGATCCCGCTCTTGCCGTCACTGGAAAACGCCAGCATCCGGTCGAGCCCTTCCAGCGGACGTTCCGGGAAGCGCTGCATGTAGCTGTCGATGCGGTCATGGGCCAGGATGGTCAGCGCCACGCGCTTTTTCTTGAGATCTGCCTCGGCCACC